GCATAACAAATGTTTACCATTCCCGCACCGCAATTATGAATAGTAAGTTGTGGCCCACTAAAACTATGATCTTCTTCTACTTGTAAATCATAAACAATTCCTTGATACTCATCATGTTCAATTTTTTGTATTCTTCCACAACACATTCCTTGATTAATAAACAATTTTTCAACATGAAGGCTGTTGTCACAACAAATTTCAGAAATTATTTGACTGAGCGATTGCATAGTCGTTTTTGATCCACTATCTACTTTCCAAACAATTTTTTTACCTTCAATAATTCTATTTTCAAAGGTGTGTGATCTTGGTTCTCTATAAGATAATGAAGCTGGAATTCCGAGTCTTGAAAAAAGTTGTTTTGCAAGAAAAGCTAAACAAGAACTTGTATTTTCAAAAGAAATTGAATTATCGCTTATGCTACCATCGCCTCTAATTAATCCCGCTAATAAATTTATACAATCTCCTTTAGTCAAATTTTCTAAATTCCATGGTAAATATTTTTCTTTATTTTCTGTATAGAATTTTTTGAAGTATGAAGCCAAACCCGAACTATAAACTTTTATTCTTGTACAATTAGGACCATGTTTTGTTAAACTTGAATCTTTTTTGAAATTTTTCGATATAATATCTTGAACATCTTTAATGTTGTAATCTTCATCATTTTTGAAATCAAAATTAAGGCATTTTTCACTAAGGTTTATCGAACCATCGGCTAAGAAATAACCAATAAGTCTCCAAACATCACCTGTAATTTCAACTCTTTTTTTGGTGTATTCTTTTGAACAAGTGATTCTTTCACATATTGTCATTCCTAAATTTTTATTTTCTGGATTTTGTTGTTCAATTGGCTCACCAACAATATCACCTTCTAATAATTCTTCACAACCCATCCATTTCCAAGCACCATCTCTGTGGACATAAATCTCATGATTGTCAACAAATTTATAATTTTCAGTTGTATTAGAATAGCCTGAAATCTGTAATTTTGTCTGCAAACCATCAAATTGTTTGGTAATTACATTTGTAACTGGCCTCCATCGTCCTTTATGAGTCAATACCAAATCGTTTATCTTTACATCTTCTATATTTTTAATTCCATTTTTTGTGTAAATTTTAGTGCCGGGACATAAACAACTCACAGCAATTCCCGTATATGCTTTTTTTCCTAGTTCCGCATAAACAAGAGCAAGAGCTTCATTGATAGGATGTGCATCTACTTTATAGCCTGTTTCGCTTTTATATGCCTTGAAAATAGCGTCAAGAATTCTTTGGTGATAATCTGCGTCTGTGTCTTGATTGACTGCATTTGCTGGAACACAGTAATAAAGTGTTTCTCCATCTTTCTGAACATTATTGATAAGGCTATGCATCATGATGCTCATGATTTGGAAAGCGTCTTTTTCCTTTGGATTGACGCAACCATGAATCATGGGCCTCTTGAGTTCAAGTGCGCTCATTGTGTAAGTCATGTTGACTGCTGCTTCTCCTAAAGCATATGCCTTTTTCTCACGCTCTATTAGGGGAACTCCTGCCTTTTTCATCATGTCGAAAACAAACCTGTTTTCCAAAGGCATTTCCAGAAAAGCATTTACTTCTCTGTGATATTCAAAATTCCCTTCCTTGTCTCTATTGCAATGAACTAGATTATAAGTTCCGCAGTCAAAACCATGGCTTGCCATTTCTTGTCTCCTTTATGCTTTCTTTCCAAAGTCAACTTTAGGCATAGGTGCAAAATCAGGAATTTCCCACATAGGCTCTTCACTTGACTGTTTCTTTATTTTTTCTTCCATTTGTGGAACAACAAAAGTTGGAGCAGCACCAATTTTTAAATTGTCGCTGTTCAGATTGATGGAAAGTTCCAATGAAATGGTGATATGCATCTCACCATCTTTTGTTACAACTTTCACATTATTGGGTTTAAGTAACTGTCCCAATCATCCTCCAAGCATATAGTAGTTAGTTTTATCTCTATATAATTTAATTTTGTTTTCTTGGCCATTTTTCAAACATTCTTCTTATTCCAATCTTTATTTCGCTTTCTGAAAGTTCAGTAAGACATGGTTTTAGTTCCTTTTCAGTTTTAGGACACTTTCTATAGTTATAACAGGGGCCACAATTCCAGTTTCCATCATCCTTATGTTTTTGCACAAGTATGAAATCATAAAATTTTCCATATGTTTTTCCATTGGCAAATGTGAATATACCAGTCATGGGTATTCCCAATCCTCCTGCCAAATGGAATGTTGCTGTATCAACAGTAATCACATAATCAGAGCAAGCAGTATAATAAATAAAATCTTCTATGCTTGTATTTATAATTTGGTTTAAATCAAAGCCTCTGAGCATTAAATTTTCTTTTTTTTCAATCACAAAAACATTGCAATCATTCAATTCCTCTATTACGGCTTTTATTTGATTTTTTTGAAGACATTTTGTTGTTATTGCTGATGTTGGATTAAAAACTACTATAGGGCCATTTTTTTTATCTTTGATTGCATTTAATTTGCTTTTATAATTTTCAATTTTCTTTTTATCTAAAGAAAAGTGCATTTTTGGATTATTGAGTTCAAAGCCACAAAATAATGCCCACACTTCAGCACGATTGAGTTTGCATTCAATACCATAATGAGATTCGTACTTATTTGCAGTCTTCACACAAGTCTGATAAAAAACCAAATACTTTTCTTTGTTTAAATTTTCTGGCAAAACAATTTCATCAATAAAAGTATTATCTTTGATTGCGTCTAAGTATTGGCCTAGAAGACAAAAGTGTATCTTGAAGTCGGGGCAAAGTTTTTTGGCATCCTCAAATATAAGTCTATGAATCAAAACATCTCCAAGTCCACCCCAATCGGAAATGAAAAGGATATTGTTTTTGATGTCGCTGAATTCCTTCAGGGACATATCACCTGTTCTCATATGTTAAAATAGTTTAGCCTAGCTTTTTAGGGCTAGGCTAAAGAAATTTGAATTGATATTTTAGCTATTGATGGCACTTTTTGCTGCCACAATTACCTGAATGGTTTGGTTTGATCCGCTTGTATTTTCAAAGTTCAATTTGGTGACAGACAAATCTCCGTAATTGAAAACTTGTGTATCTCCAGCTTTAAGGTCAAATATAGCACCCGTAAGGCCATTCAACTTGACTTTTACATCTCCTCCTGCTGGGTCTGTTGATGCAATTTGTACGAAGTTGGCAGGACTGCCTGTGTCTCCTACTATGTCGGCCACATGGTCTGCAAAAACATCTCCATCGTCTACTGTGAAGTCGTAAACAAGAGGATATGTATTTTCTTCAGGAATATCGCTATAAATGGAACCATCATCTGTTACAACTTCGATAAAGGCCTGATCGTATCCAATTTGAGGATATGCAAACCTTTTCCAATAGTTGCAGTCTGTGAACTGATCTCCATCATTCAACTTGCGATAAATTCTATTTGGGCCAGTAACATAAATTGTGCGCTGTGCTGAATCAACAAATTGCACACCAGTAGCGGGGTTTAGGTCTAGATTGCCTTGAACAAGGTTATTCAAATTTACTCTGAATACGCTCATTTGTCTCCTTGAAGGAAGTTGAAATAAGATATCTACCTCATTCTTATTTATGCACTCAACCTTGATTCATCAGTTTAAAACTAATATTTCTGCTTCTGGAAACATACATCTAAAAAGATTTTCACCGATTCCCGTTGGTATAAGTGTAACTCTCTTCCCACATGATGCTGATTTATACAAAAATTCATTTTCAACGCCTATGACCCAATTAAATGATTCGCATGGTTTATTGATGGAAAGTTCGCAGCCTTGAGACCTGACATATTCCGTTACATCCTTGATTTGTTTGTGTGTCAAATTTTTGTTTGGAAAATTTCCGTGCGGAAGAAGAACAGCAGCACAGTTTTGTTTGCTGTTTGTGCATATTTGGGGAATTTCGATGCCAGACTCTGTCATTAATTTTTCAACAGGATTTTCATCTGTTTTGTATCCTAATTCACGAACATATGCAAACTGTTTTCTTTTTTCCTGTAGTTCTGATCTTGGTATTATTCTTGGTTCATCTTCAAAAATATAAGCAAATTCATCTCTGCATGATATATAAACCTGTGTGCCGGGGAACTTGGCTTCCATTGCTGGTCGAAGCAATTTGAGTTGCATCAAAAAGTCCTTGGCTCCTCCTTGATAGGATATGCAATAGTTGTCTTTTATTTTCATGTATTCCACTAATGGCAACATTAAACTCACCTCTATGAAAAATGACAAAGAACAAATTGAGTCAACTGTTTCTGCTTTACAGGAATTTGTCAAAGAGTTTGGGACTCTTGATGACTATACTAAATTAGTCATGGAAGTAATTTTAGAAGAACTTTTTGACAAAAATAGTGGTAACAATGGCAACAAATAGTTCAGAATTATACATATATCTCGCCAGAAGAGATAAAACAGCAATTAGAATACTTATGAAAGTTGTTGGCAATCCTGTTTTGGCAACTAGAATTACTGATATCAACCTTTTAAATCTTCCAGCAGAAAAGGCAAATAAAGTTTCCCAAATTATATATGACAATAGAATGTTATGGGAACCTTGGATTGAATCATCTTCATCATTTGATAATTTAAGGGCTGCACTAAAAACCCGTGGATATCAAAATATACCCATGAGTCCGCAGCCCGAAATATCATCATCTAATGGCATTTCAAGTGTTTCCACAGCAAACTTGCCTAAACAACAAACGATGCTTAGAAAATCTTAGTCGTCAGATTTTTTTAGATGCATTCTGTGAATCATAAATGTGCCATTATCACATGAAACATACATATAATGACCATTTTCTTCTGTTATATTTCCACCATTCTTATTGAAATCTTTTGCAACCTCAAGAAGATCGCCTTCTTGTATTTCAATTTTTGCTATAAGTTTTTTAAGAGGTATTTTTGATTCTACCTTAATTCCGACCATACTTGACTTTTTTGAGTCATGCTGTTCGGTCATCCACTTTTTGAATTCACCAAAGTTAAATGGGCCGAAAGGATCATTTTTATCTTTATAATTCCATCTACTCATAGTTTTCACCACCTTGTTGAAAAAATTGGAGAATCCTCTCCTCACTTATATATGATGCATACTTATATTCTTTGCTGCTGGAATGATCAGTTATCATAGTTTTATATATGGGATGATTTGAAATCCAATAAAACATTCCGTCAATTATTTCATGAACAATTTGTTGCGGTTCATATTCATATAATCCATTCTCAATTTTTATTGATGCTGGCCTTTCATCTACAAAACTATCATCACAGCAAAAAAGCATGATTTTTTCTGCTCCAAAATGATAGGCAAGACTAATTGCTGCACATATTGGATTTCTGTAATCATCAATTTGCATTTTAACTTCTTTTCTTTTTTGCCCAGAATACCTGTCTTCATTAACAGCAAAGTATTTGTATTTAGTTCCTTTGTAGGCATTTAGAAACTTGTAGTTTGTTTTAACGGATGTAATGCACTTTGGAAAAGACCTTCCTCTTCTAGGCAAATATCTCATGCACTCATCGTAAGGATTGTTTACCAAATACCAATTCATATTTCTGTCAGTTAAATTCCACTTTGCCAATGATCCATTAACGCCAATTATGGTTGTTGTCTTGGGAATTTGTGATAATATTTTTTGTTTTTCATTAAATTTGTAGCCATCTGAAACAATCAAAACATCTTTCATTGGAAATTCTTCTGTGTCAATCCATGTGTACTTTTCCATGTTGTTGAAAACTTCATTTTGCAAATAAATGAAATAATCTTTTTGCTGAATGCTTTCATTTAGATTTTTAAATGGTACTTGTTCAGTAGTAAAGTCACGAACCCACATTCCATGTGAAGTTAAGTAATACTTGTTTCCATCTTTTGTTTTTTTAATTCTTTCAGGCATGGTGTTATTTTAGTAATCATGCTGGTTTATTGCATGGAACCAATGCGAAACAAGCTTGTTCTCCATTTTCTCCATTTAATTTGCTAACATCCAAGTTGATTTTTACATCAATTGGAGCACCTTTGTAAACAAGCTCAATTTCAGGTTTTTCTGGCATCACAAGTTTAATTTCAGATGGTGCTCCAACAAGTTCTATTGTTGATGGTATTCCAACAACTTGTATTTTGTCTGGAATTCCAGATGTATCAATCTTGATTGTTGGCATTTCAAGTGGCATTTCCAACTTGATTGTGCTAGGCAAGTTTGATGCGTCAATCTTGATTGCAGAAGGCAAGTTTGTTGCCATCAATTGTATTGATGAAGGAATTTCATCTGCATTTATGTTAATTAAAGTTGGTATTGGTACATCTGGCCCAATAATCTTTATGTCAGGAATGTTCGGAGACTCTATCCTTATTATTTGAGGAACATCATGTATGATTCTGATGTCACTTATTTCTGGCATTTTGACAACAATTTCTGACGGAATGCCAAGGTCTGCGCTTTGAATCTCAACAGGTTCTATTGGGCTGTAAATTTGATCTTCTGCAAACAAATCCTTGTTTCTGATAAAAGGACTTGCGCTTGGACAACTTACAGTAATGACGCAACTAACAACAGGCGGGGCTGCAAATGAAACCAATGGGAATTCTATTGGCCCGAATGCAATTGGCCCAAGTGGTGGAGGTGATCCAAACTGAATAGCAGGAAAACTAGGTGGACTGCCAAACTGTATTGGCCCCAAAGGTGGTGCTGGCCCAATTTGTATTGCTGGAATTGCTGGAGCAGGACTTATTGAAATAGTAGTCGGAATATCATCGGTAACAGTAATGTCTGTTGGAATGTCATCTATTACATTAATATCTGGAATATCTGGTGGCACAACAAATATATCTGGAATATCTGGTGGTACAACAAATATATCTGGGATATCTGGTGGTACAATTATAATTTCAGGCGGAATATCCGGTGGCACAATTATAATTTCAGGCGGAATATCCGGTGGCACAATTATAATTTCAGGCGGAATATCCGGTGGCACAATTATAATTTCAGGCGGAATATCCG